ACCCTGGTACTGCTTGTACTGCCATAATTTAATATCTCTCTTAAAGATTTTTTTTTAATTGTTTTTGTTTCTACTTCTAATTTTGAGTCCACGACCACTGTCGTTTCCTACTGCTCTAATTTGCGTTCCTCCTGATGGAGCTGATGCTTGAGGTGTTTGACGAGTAGTCATATTTACATTTTTTGCCTTTCTCATCGAATCATCAAGCGCCTCTGTTTTGCCTTGCTCATAAAAGAACTCAGCATATTTATCAGGATTCATTGCAATAGACAAGGCTTTATGGTAACCATTTGGATTTTTTAAAAGTCCATCTTCTGTCAAAAACTCCTTAGTGAAGTTATAAGGATCAGAATGTGTTTTTTTTAATTCCGTATAGTCTCCTGGAGAATATATAAGTTTTTTGTCACCTATACCAAACTCAAAACCTTTGAATTCAGAACTGAAAGTTTCATCTAACTTAGTATTAAACCACTCGCTTCTACGAGTTGATTCCTCTTCATTACTACTTGCCTGCTTAATAGATTGCCTATACGCTTCTAAACTTTTTTGATCTTCTTCAGAAACAGATGAACCCATTGACTCAAGAGGTACACTGTATTTTTCTTTTTCAGATTCAAAATAATCTTTAGCCTTAGCAATCATTTTTTTCTTTGCTATCTTTGTTTTTCTAATAACCGTATCCTCATCAAGCTCTTCGTCGTATGAATAATCTTCCATCATAACTTCGATATCTTCTTCATCAAGACCTTTCTCGGTTGCTATCAAATAACTTTTTAGCAATTTATCAGGATTCATTTCATCAAGGTTTTTGTTTAAATTAACAAAGTCTTCAATTCCACGACCTGTATCTTTTTTATATTTAAAGTAAGCTGCCACATCTGAAGGAAGAGGCTCTGACTCTTCTCTTGCTTGTGTAAATTCATCAAGCGAATTTATTTGCTTACCATACTTTTCTTCAATAAATGAAAGAACTTCCTGTTCACTTAGTTTATTTTCTTCTATAGGAGCTGGTTCTTCTACCTCTACCTTTACTTCTTCAATTTGAGCTACCTCTGAGGCTCCTGTTTCATCTACATTTCCTACTGATATCTCGTGTTTAGTAAGCAACTCTTGTTCTACTTCTTGAACAGATTTACCGTCTGACTCCCCTAGATCTTTTACTTTAAATTCCATATTTTATTAGATTTGTACAATAAATTTATATTTATCGTGGATTAAATTCTGCTAGATCAAACCCATCCAAACTATCTTCATTCGACTCGAAGCTAATAGGTGGTAGGTTATTTTTCCGTTGGTTTATTAATTTTGATTGTTCAGAGTTTTGTTGGCTTATTCTATCAGCTTTAGCTCCTTCTCTTTTATTTTCTCTTCCTTCCAATTCCTGAGCATCAATACCTCGTATTTGCATATTTAACTGAAATTCCTGCTGCATTAATTGAGATTTCAATTGCGCTTCATTCTTCATTTTCTCAATGTCAAAAGCTACCTCACTCTGCTTAAGCTGCATCTTTCCTTGTAACTCCATCTGAAATTTTTGAACCGCCATTTCTGATGCCATCTGTTGCTGTTTAAGCTGCATCTGATTTTGCATAGCTATCTTTTCTGCCTCCTGATTCTGCTCTCTTTCCATTTTTTGAGCACGCTTCAATTTTAATAATTGATTTGCTAACTTTAAATTTCTAAGCTCTCTGATATCAATTGCATCTTCCAGGTCAATGCCTCCTTTAGATAAAGCCATCTGTACATTTTGTTCAAGCTGTGCTTTTTGTTCTTCGTCAGGTGATAGTTCAATAAATATACCAAAATCATAGATATATAACTCGCTAATATCCCCTAATATAGAAACATTGTATTTACCAATTTGATTTATAAACTCATCTTTAAAATCTGAATACTCTAGAATATCAGCTACCCTATATGTTAATGCTTCTGCTAAAGTTTTGTAAAGATAAAGACTACCATCAAGTATATGTCTTGTGGCTGTATTAGAATTTAATGCCGCTAATTTCTGAACACCAACTAATGAATTAGGATCAGGCATACTTCCATCTCTTGCTTCATTTAATCCTGTTACCTGTCTAATCTGACTTAGATAATGGTTATAGTTACCTATAAGCATCTGAGTCTTAGAGGCTCCTGAGCTACTAGTTAATTGCGTGATTGGAACTTTCCCTTGGTTATACTCACCATCTTGCGTATAGCTTCTACCAATTACACTACCTGTTTGGAAATATAATCTTAAAGCATCCTCTGGATTGTAAGCGGCTCCTGTCCCTAGGTCTACCTCATTTAATCCATCTGCATCAATAAATACACCATCAGGTACAACTCTAGCTATTACTTGCTGAAGCTTAAGATGTGTCATCTGAATTAAATCTGCAAACGGTATCATTCTACGAGTTAAAGATTCAATAACACCCTTATACATTCTTGGTGCGCAGGCCACATAATTTGGTAATGCGTGTTGTGTTGCTGACTGTGGGCGTACCATATTTTCTGATAACTTCCATTGAAGTAAAATATTAGTTCCCATAACCATAACTCCTTCATACCATACATCAATAGTTTTAGAAACTTTCTCAAAATTACCTTCTTCTTGCATATCAACCGGAGGATTAAAATCATCCGACTTTTCAATCATACTTTTATTACCGTTATCTTTAATTTTTCTTTTATATACAACGTCCTTAGTTGTTTTATAATTGAAGTACATTATAGTTGCGGAATCTCTTTGAAATATATCATTCTGCTGAGATTGGGCTACATCATAGTAGTCATACCAATCTTGTCCATATTTAGATATATCTTGTAAATCCTCATTTGTTAATGTAGGATCTATTTTTTTTAACTCTATAATAGGCAAGCATTTAATCTCTCCCCAATAAAAACAATCTTTAAAATATGGATCTTCAGTATAGCTATACACTACATTTGCCGGATCAACATAGGAAACTTTAACTCCACTTCCCATTAAAAACTCGTGTTTAGCAATACCAATTCCCAGTACTGTCATATCATAGTCAAGCCTTTTTCTAGTGTCGTCGTAATGATTAGCTTCAAATAAAGTATTTATAGCTTCTTCCTCTGCAATCTCAATTGCAGGTTTGTAATTAAGCTGCATATATAATGACAACTCTTCATCTGAAGATGGTATTTGTTCAGGTGGCATAACAAAAGGATTTACTCCTGTTTTATTCGCAACCATTTCAAGGAAAGGCTTTGCAATCATCTGACCTTCAACCATATTCTGGTACTTACTTCTTTTAGACTGAGACATAGCATCTTGTGCGTAAGCCTTAACCTTAAACAATCTATCTGACATACCGTTTACAACGATATCAATAAATTTTGGTAATATAGGTATTGGTGTCCAATCTAAATTTAGATAAGATAAATCTCCATCTACCGCTAGTTCGTTTTTATATTTTGCTATTGACTGTTCGCCACGAGCATATAATCTTAACTTGTGAAAGTCTCTCCATTGTCCGTAGTATCTTCCACCGTTCCCGTCTTTTTTAAACCACTCATACTGAATAGCTTGGCCTATTTGTAGACCAAATTCTTCTGAGGCTTTAATAGAATCCGACACAAATTGGCTTGGAAATCCTGCGGATGTTATATTTATTTTAACATCTTTCATTTAATCATTTCGCTAATTATTCCTTTATTATTGTATGTTGCAAAGTTAATCTTTATTTTTGATTGTTTTTCAATAGGTAAATATAGGTTTTTTTGATTTGCCATTATAGCTAGACCCGAACTAATAGAGGCATCGTGTTTAGTTCTATTACTAATATCAAACTTTGCCCAGTCCTCTAATGTTCTTATAAAAATGCAATCTCCCATATCTCCTGGATCACGGTAAGTTCCATCCATATCTATACCTACGTACTTCTCTATATAGGATTCTATTGCTGTAGCGTGGGCCTGCTTAACAGACTCACTTGAGTTTGGTATCCCTCCTAGTTCTTTCTCTGTTTTTGATAGTTTTGTATAATGTTTGTCTGGTCTGTTTATACAGAAACCTCTATATCCTCTATTTTTAAAGTGATATAGTAATCTAGGTTTGTTATTCTCAATTAATATAGGCATACCATAAAAAACACAAGCCATTAGAACATCTTCATAAAATATCTCTGCTGTTTGTGGACGAGCAATATACTCTAAGAAAAAAGTATTTACTGGGGCCTCATCCATATGATATGTAGTTAGTCCGTGAAGAGCACCATTAGAGCCTCCGCCACCAACTGTTCCTGATATATCATAACTATCACATCCAAAGGCTCCTATATGATCGTTAGCTGGGTATTTAACTCCCTTTCTAACTATAAAATTATTTTGCATATTAGACTTTGGATTCCAAGATATATAAAACCTTCCACTATTATTTGGACTAAATATAACTTTAGTATCTTTTATACCATCCTTCCAAGAAAATGATCCCCTGGTCATATGGTGTTCCTTTATTAAGGAATCATTATAATCAATCTGTTGATATATTTTAGTAAGGTTAAATAAAGATTGCTTAGACTCATCTCTAAATGCGTGTGACTCAGTCCTTGGGAACTGCCTGTAGAATTCATTCAATGCATCAGCGTCATTCTTTAATGAATCTACCTCTGCCTGCCAATAGTCAACAGCTCCTTGCTCGATCATCTCATTGTCAATACCGAGCACAGGTTTCTTAGGTGTTTTAAAAACCGGCATACCATATCTATCAATAAAACCTTCCATATTCCACTCCATTGGTATAAATAAAGAATACAATCCACTACGAGTCTGCCCATTCCTATTTCGTTTTGATACAGAGGAATCTTCAAATAATTTTTTAAAGTTATCACCTCCTTTACTTAATGCATTTGATGTTGAACCCATCATACATTTACCTATAATCTTACTACCTAGACGTAAACAGGTTTTTGTAACCCGCCAGTTGTTTAATATATTATTTGGTTTAATCCATTTACCTGAATTTAAAGAAACTGTAAAATCTTCTAATATTAATTTTCTATCGTTATCATTTTCACCATCAACCTGGATTCCAACATATTTACCAAAATCTAATGGCTCTACATTAACTTTATTTCTACGACCCCTAGTAGCTGGTGTATAATTACTAAATGATTTTTTACTTGTAAGCATAGGTATAATAGATAATTCTCCTGAAATACGTATAGTATATACATCAGTATTAAAATTTGATATTTTATAACTAACGTTACTACAACTTAAACCACAAGATAATGATAATACCCTTATTTGATTTATTAGATCTTCATCTGCCATTCCAATCTCAATAGAACCTTTTTTCTTGTTTGAATATCCATCAGTATCAATAAGCCCCGCTAGTAATTGAAGCCTTGAATCTATAGATGAATTCATATATTCTTCAGGTATATGTTTATTATTAAATACCCCTATCTTTTTAAGCTCATTATTTATTCCTTTTAATTTAACCTCAATAATACTTTCGCAATCAGGTCTCTGTATTAATTCAATAGGAACATTCCACATATCAGATAATCTTCCTATATAATGAATTATTTCAGGCTCTTCATACTTATTAACAAGTACAGTCATAGATCCCTTTCTACCATCACCTAACCATAAACCTAAATACATAGGTGGAATTCCGGTAAATTTATCTTCAAGTTCAATTCCCTTGCTACAAATTCTCGTAAGGTGTTGCTTTCGGTAATTAGAACTATTAATATATTCTTCTGGAGTTAATATAACCTCTCCTTTATTGTAATCATTTAATACAAGTCGATGGTTTTTAGTTACAATGTAATCTTTACCATATGGTTGTTTGATTAAAAATCTATCTGTAATTCCTGATGTTGTTTTTACAACGGTTTTAACAAGACCACCTTCTACCATAACCTTATCTCCAACATTAATTTTTTCTATTTCTAAAAAAGACATATCGCTCATAAGTATTTTGGTATCAGGAGCATAACATTCATCGTGACCTAACAATAATAACTTCTCCCCATCATAAGAATTATCATCTGTGTTCTTCCAGTCAATGGTTGTATCAAGACCTTCTATATCGTCATCCTGTACAGTAAACATATTTTTTTTTGTAATCTTAGACGCTGGAACTCTAAATGCTAGCTCAGTCTTTGGCTTATCCATACCATCCTGAATAGGCTTGAAGAAGAATGGTAGCCTGTTAGCAATAGGAACAACTTTATCTGTAAACATTTTCTTAGCATCACTACCTGTTTTAGACAATATACCAACCCTTGAATCTTTTGCAAGTGTACCTGTATTCACACATTCCGAGGAGCACATAAATGAAAATCCAGAACGTCTTATTTTTAGATAGTCCATTCCAAAACTTCTCTTGTCTGCCTTACAAGCTTCCCAATAAATCCAAAATATTCTGTTTGCTTCCCTAAAGTCAGGATACCCTATATCAATACTAGTCCATTGGATATACATATAGTGAGATCCTGTTATATATGATACATTTCCATTGTTTTTAAAAAACATACCATACTCCCTGTAATCAAACTCCTGCTCAATATAGTCAACCCATCTATCTTTAAAAGATGAGTCCATACCATTCCATTGATGTATATTTTTAATTTTACTTAAAGGCTTTGGTAGATCTTGCCTTTCCCAGTACTGCTCTTCTTTTTTATTATTTCTGGACCAGCAATTTTTATTTAATGCAGGTAAGGCTATAAGCAGCCCACTTATATTTATTATCTCCCCTATTGTCCCGTCTTTTGATATAACAATAATTTCATATTTTGAGTCGTAGCCATAAGACCAGGATTTATTCTTGTTCTTATTGGTTATTACATTTTTAGGTATATAATTCTTTACTACCCTATATAAACTATTTTGATCTTCTTTCTGCAAATCCTTGTTTTGTATCTGTTTTACTTTCTCCTCATTCAGCAATATCAATTGCTTCCCTCTCTGATTCGATCCTATTCAATATCTCAAAGGCATCAAAGATTGCTAGTTTTTTTGTAGCCGCTGCATTCTTTAATCTGTCCGCGCTTAACGCGTCCTCAGAGTCGTACTTGATAATTTGTTCTTTAGCCACACTAATCAGTTGCTCCACTGCCCTGTGACCTGCTTCTATTATCTTTAGCTTTGTTTCTTTTGATGTCATCTTTTATTCTTTTAGACTTCCTTAGTTTATGGCTAAAGGCTCCAATCCCTTCGTCATCTTTTATTTCATCGTATAGAATATCTTTCCAATCCCTTCTCATATAACCATACTTATCTGGTGATCATAAATCCTATATAGCTTCTCATCATCCACCGTAAATTCATACTCACTCTCTGGAGCAAACGTTACCATATCACCTTTATTAACTCCTTTACTAGTTAAGTATTTACTTGGGTATTTCATTAGTCCTACTAACGGCTCTTCACTAAAAGGTTTAAATATATAAGAATCACTAACAGGAACTGGCTTAACAAAGCAATACCTATCGTAAGATTTCCACTCTGTTCCGTTGTGGTACAAGAAAAATTGCTCTTGATCTATAAAAAACAAGTCATCCTTAAAGTAACTCTTACCACTTTTCTGGCGACCTTTTACATCATTATAAAACTTAAAAACATTATGATGAACAAGCAAGGTATCTCCTATAGATATAGGGCCATCATATTTTAAGGGTGTCTCAATAACCTCCGCATATCTATTTGAGAATCTATGATCCTCTTCTGAAGTACTGATTATAAGATCAATACCACCTATGCTTTTAGAATTATTATATCTTTTTCCGCCTATAGGTTTTACTATAAAATTATATGGGGATTTCATTTAAAAGTTTATATTATACTCAATAGATATTGGCATTGTATTAGTGAACTCTTTCCATAATACTATTTCTTCCTTTTGATTTTGAATCCATATTACTATAGAATCTCTAGAGCTGTCAAATTTTATAAGATGAATCTTATAGCTACCATTAAGAATCTGCTGACCCGCAATATAATGCATAGCTCCTGACTTATAATCAGGACCTACTGATATCTTACGTATATCCATTTTTTATATTGAAATATTATATATTCTAAATTCAATTGTTACTGATAATCCTGGATTAGGAAGTGCTTCTCTGTCACCTGATATATTACCTGTATCGTTAGAAAATGTTTCTATCCCAAATGTAGTAGTAGATCTTGTTCTAGCTACTGTTGGCTGAGGTAGAGATCCTGTTCCAGATGTAGGTGTTAATATATTAGGATTCATTATAGAAAAGTGAGTCCTGGTAGTGGATGGAAATACAACTAGGTTAGAGGTTATAATATACTCACCAACAACGGCAGTAGTTGCTACAGTAAATGTAGCCCCTGTAGTATTATAGTGTATTTGTATCTCCGGTGATCCTGTACCATTATTCAAATTAAGCATCATAAAGACTCTGTTATAAGGAACATAGTTAGGAACATTTAAAACCCCTGAGGATAATGTTGATGTTCCAGTAGATCCTGATGTAGTCAATGAGCTAGTGCTATCAACCCAAGGTACATTAACAACCATCTGCTTATCAGAATTTTGTTGTATACCATACGTTCTATCAGTTACGCTTGTAGCTACTGCGAATGGTTTTATTTGTTCTGTATCTGTTGATAATTTTGAGCCTCCAATGGTGGTAACTGTAGCCGGAGCTACAGTACCTCCACTAAGTGCTAATATATCACTAATACGGTAGTTTTTAGTCACATCCAAATTATCAACCTCTGTTCCAATTAAATAATCTTCAACAGTTGGTGTTGAGTCTATTGGGTATGTACTAATTCTTGCCATTGTTTTATTCTTTTATCTCCTCAGTAGGCTCCGTAACCTCTCCTGTCTCAATGTTAATCACAGCATCCTTGCCATAAGTTTTTACCAATTCTTGTTCTGCCTCAGCGTAAGATACTCTAAGCTCGTCTACCTTCTTCAAAATGTTAGTCTGAGATATTACTGTATCCCCAAGTTGCATTTTTACTTGATTAAACTCGCTTACTAATCCTTGAATGTTTGCTAATTCTTCTTTTGTTAATTTGTCCATTTTAATTTAATTTATGATTTATAATTTTTACAAAGATATGAAAAATATTTTTATAATTACTACTCCTCAGTTAAAGGTATTGGCTCTCCTATTGTCGCCGTAATTGAGGTTGGTGTGATCAGTAACTCAATTGATTGAGCTATGTTAGCCTCAATAGAAGCAACCTGCTCTTCACCCATTGCTGTTTGTGTCCACGCAACAGACTCCTCATTTGTTAGGTCTTCAAATGGTATAAAGTCAGTGATGTCACTAACATTTAATATTTGAGTTCCA